AATACTTACAAGGTATTTATAAAAAATCTAATAGAGCAAAAAAAATGGCGGGATTTTTTTCCCGCCTTTTTGGAAGCTAAAGCTGATTTTGGTGGCCGTCAAAGAGGATTGACGTAAGATACCACATCATCAGTCGCTGTATCACGCACAAACCGTAACATATTCATAAACTGATCCACGGTTTCACAGTCTACGGTCTTTTCATCACCTTCACTAGAATACAGATAAAGTTTACGTTTGAGTGGATCAACGACACAACGTGTCAAGTATTCATCATTCATTAGTGATTGTCTTATATATGATGATCGTAACACAATCAATACGGTTTGTCAAGTTGTATAAGTGTTTCTTGGATAAAGATAATTTGGATCGCGAAGATTAATCTCTTCGGGATCCATTTCTGATTTTTCATTCCAATTAGGATCTGGATAATCATATCTACTATTACCCTCATACTCAACCAATACTGGGTTTACATCTTTTCTCTCTCCATACACATGGTAAAAACAATTAATAGGTAATCCACCCTGTGCCTGTAAGTAAATGAATTCATCATCCCATCTTTTTACAATTATATCTTGATGAGAACCAACGGGTTGTAGTTGAATAGAAATACTATCAGTATGCACCAATCCTTTCCAAGAGTCTGGTAATTTTATTACTTTTTCATTTTTAATTCTACCCCTAAAGTAAACTCCTGCTTCAGGGCCCTCTAAACAAACATAACGAAGTCTCCATCCCTTTCCTTTTGTTGGATGTTCTATATCAAAAGATTTTGGAGGTAATCCATCAGCTTTTGAAAATCTGGCAGCGAGTCTTCCTTTATTACCACCATCAATTTGACCAGTTACATATAAATCACCTTTAATATAAACTGAATCAACACTACTACCACCAGTCACATAAAGAGCATTTTGAGTTCCACTATCACCTAAAATTTGAGCATTACCATTTACATGAAGTGATCTATCTGTTCCTTTAGTTTCCTCTCTACCAACCATTAAAGTAGCACTAGCACCTGAAAAAGCATCTACCTTTCCAATCTGAGTGTTACCCTCAATGTATGCAGAGTGATCAATTTTATCGTTTCCTATTCCTAATGCTTTAGGAACTCTCTTCTTAGCTGCAACAATAAGTTGCCCACCGTATGCGAATATTTCGTCTAGTGCAAATGCCATGTTAGATACTCTTTGAATTTGTTTCTGCTGGTTCTGGTAGTTTATCTTTCGTTAATGCACGAGAGATTCCTTCGATAAGTGGTGATAACATTTGAGTTCCAAGACCACCTCTCATTGTTAGCAAACCAGATGTCATAATCTTTAAAGATTGCTTTCCATCTATTGTAACATTTTTTGAGTCAAGTTTCAAGGTCTCATTTGCGTTTGCCCAAATAACACCTTGTGGAGCATTACCATTGGCAACAAGCTCAATATCAAGTGCCTCTAATTTAATCTTTCCTTTAGTTGCCTTGAGATGTATGTCACCGTTTTTAGCAAGAATCATGATTGCCTCTTGCTGTTGCTCCAAATCTTCACCAGAGTGAATAAAAGTAGAACCAGGTGAACTTAGTAAGGTATATCCTGTGCGTTCACCATCCTCATCAAATGACATAAAGTGTCTTCCATCAAGTGCTTGAATATGAACACTCGAAGTTACGTCACCTTTTGGGCTTAATTTACCAAAAGTTATAGCACCATTCATGGCACTCCAAACTTGGCTCCAATAATTTTTTTTCTCAGACATTAGTATCCTCCTCCGTAGCCGCCACCGCCACCACCGCTAGGTGTGCTAGGTGTAGATGGTGCTGGTGTTGATGGTGTTGATGGTGTTGATGGTGCGGGTGCAGGTGTTGATGGGGTAGAATATCCACCACCAGTTGATGGTGTTGTTGTTGTGCTTGGAGTAGCTGGTGTTGTTGATGGAGCACTTATTGGTGTGGTTGAGTAACTTCCTCTTGACGGAGAACTTATAGCTTCAATAGTGTCTTGTTGAACTTCAGTCTCTTCCACCTGACTTGTAGCAACAGTGCTTCCTGCAACAACTCTTCTTTGAAGACTTTCAAGTCTGGTGTTATATACCACAATATCAGTTTTAGATTTATCAGAGGTTCCTGCATACTTAATACCTCTTTCAAAATAAACATTACCATAATAAGGTTTGCCATCAACATAACCATTAATATTTAATCCAACCAAATCAAATACTTGAACAACATCTGTTATTACAGGTTCAACTGGTTGTGGGTCACGAATAATACTGAAATCAGGAACAAAGGTCGCATTAAATCCAGTTTCTGTATTCATTCTAATTCTTGGTAACTCTGTAAATCTACCTGATTTATCAACAGAGACAGACTTTATTTTACCAAATGGATCAAGATCATAAGAGAGAGCACTACCATTACTTGGTATCATTTCTATTGAATCAGCGTCTCCATAGTTGAAGCCTGGATTTGTAACAGTCACACCCGTAAGTTCTAGAACAGCAGGATATTGTGGAACTGTTTGTGCTGGTGGAAGATATCCTTGCCCACTATCTTTAACAATTACTTGAACAACAACTCCATCTTCAATAATGGTTTCAAGAACAGCACCACTTCCATTATTACATGGATCAATAACTTGAACTTGTGGAGGTGTAATATATCCAAAACCACCACTAACAAGATCAACAGCGATTAAATTACCATTGACATCTACAACTGGGTTTCCAATTGCTCCAACACCACCACCTCCAAAAAATTTAAGAGATGGAGGGCCACAAGGTTGATCTCCAGTTATACATGGATTAGATCTAAGTAAATTTTTAGGAGTTAATGCATTTACCTCATCAATCGTCAAATATCTAACTTTGTCATCACCATCAATAAAAATAAATTCTGTATTAGGATTTGATTCTGCATATACATTTGCATCAGAAATCGACAAGTTCTGAATATATCCATCGGTTTCACTAATATATCCTACTTTAATATTATCAAATGAGATTGGTGTTATTGGCATTATTCTAGACTCTCCTGAACTGTGTCATATATTATATCATGAGGTGTTGTCGTATGAGCTATACCAACCATTTTAACTATAGATCCATCTTCTCTTTCATGAATATGAAAATCACCATAGTAAGGTTGACCATTTACATAACCAACAAGATTAGTTAAATCTTTTTCTCTTGTTTTTGGTTTGGTAAATACTTTCTTAATTGTAACACCTTGTTTACTAGAACTCAACTTTTCAATGCCAGTTCCATATGATTTTCTTTCTTTAACAGAATTCACAGTATTTTCTGCAGAGGAAGCGATGGATGCTACGCTAGGTTTTCCGACACTTCCACCACCACCTTGCATTGTGTGAGTATCATTTGGTGAACACTCTGGATCTGGATCACAATTAAATATTTTAGTTATTGAATTAACAAATGATAATGCACTTCCAATGTCAAAAGCCATACCACCAAGTGCACCCAAACCTAAACCACCAGCGATTGGGCCAGCAAATGATGCACCCCCTCCAATTATAGCATTTAAAATTCTTGAATTAGAAGCAGCAAGACCAGCAGCTGCAGTAATCAAGTTAGGTATGTTACCATCTCTCATCGCTTGGAATACACCACCAATCCCTAATAATAAATTTTCACTCACACCCAAAATATTTGCTGCTAAAACAAATCCAGCTGCTATACCAGAGGGATTTGATTTATCATCAATTAAAGTTAGGGCCTCTGCGATTAAAGTTTGGTTCTCTGGTTTATCTTCACCAGCAAGATCAATAAATCCAAGTAATCCACGACCATAATTTCCATCTGCCCAGAAACGATTTGCACCACCAATTTTACTTGGATTTATCTTAGCTTCATCTGCTAAAGTTTGACTCATACTTAAAATCAAACTACCAGATGCTAATGATGCAAGCACATTATTTTCATTTATAGAATTATCAATTGTTCCTGCATCTGTTTCACCAGCCTCTGTGGATGTTCCACCAAGAGAATTTGAAACCTCATCAATAACAGGGCCAATTGCATCATCAAACCCTCGCATAATACTATTAATTGTTCCTCCTAATACTTCACCAATAATTTCTTCAGTTTCACAAAGTGGTGTGGGTGTATAATAATCATCAGGTGGAAGTGGTGCGACATTATCTGAACCTGGTGTATCCAAATCATTTCTACTTGGAACCACTGCTTCTGTGGTAACACCGACTGCACCTACACTTGATCCTGCCACTGCGTCTGTTCCAAATACCGCATCTGTTCCTATTCCTGCTGCTAGAGTTGAATTAACAACCCCAGCTTCTGATATAGCAGCATTACTAGCAGCATCTTGAGATTTCTTTCTCTTCCTATTAAAAGCATTTCTCAATGCTGCAGCAATCAATCCTGCTAGTGCAAGACCTGCTAAACCATTAAACAGACAAGCAATTTTTTCCAAACCTTCTACTTTTTTACTCAGTAATTCTAAAGTATGAGATGGTGGAGCTAAATTTTCAATAGGTGCGAGTTTTTCATTAAATTCTTTAGTTGTAAACTGCTGAACTTTATTCATTATTCCTTTCATATATTTTGACATCTCTAGAGATGCTTCTTCAATCGCTTTGTCTATATTTTTATCATTTTGAAGTATAGGTAAACCAGCAGCAGCATTAGCATCTCTAAGAGACTTCTGCATTCTTTGTATTTTACCAGTTAAAGTTTCTATAACTGTTTGAATATTTCTTACATCTGATTGTGTGTCTGGATTAGGGCAAGCGAGTGCATGTTTTTCATCTAAAGTATATTTTTTTCTCTCTTCAGCAATTGTGTATAAATTATTAGAATCTATATTTTCTTTTGATACATTAGCATTTGATGGAGAACTATATGCTTCATTCCCTGCTTGTTTTGGAGCGAAATCTCCATCCTTAAGTTTCTTTTGTTCGTTTGGTTCTTCGTCTTGATTTTTAGAATAAAAACTTTGTGGTGTAAAATTTTCCCCACCACTACCCTCAGTTCCTGTCTTTCTCTCAAGTTTAGTCTTGGCATTATTACCAAGTATGCCCATAATTATAGGAGTTTGTTGATCCTTTCCATCAAGAAAAAATCCAAAAACAAAATTACCTTGTTTAATTCCAGGTGTTTGATATGATCCACCTTGGCCACCACCAGCAGTCACGGGATACATTACCTGTGCCCATGGTAAATCTTTTGCTTCTAGATCTGACTCATCTTTGTCATGATGACCCATGAGTCTAACTTTATATCGATAACCCCAACCAGGTATATCCTCAGTCTTTTCAAACGTTTCTGGATTAAGGTTTTCTCTCCATGTTGAATCGTCACAAACCTGACCTATCCACCAATTAAAGCCAGATCCTAGAAAGCTAGAATTAAATAATGACGATTCCATATGTTAGTCGTCGTATACTCTACACTCAAATGCATCGGGATGATTGTCGCAATAGATTTCTAAATGCTTATCCTCATGACGAGTGTGCCAATCATTTATCTTTCCCTCATTTGGATCAACAACATCATCTTTATGTGCATCCTCATAATTAGCATGAACCTCTTCAAGTTCTGATTTTTTATACTCTAACATTCCATGATTAATATGTTCCTTTTCATCTTTAGGATCAAGATAAACCTCGTGATCTAAATCGTGTTTAATTTTTGACATAATAGTTACCTTTTACTGTGATTACCTTTTCTACCGAAGGAGTCTCTTGCTAAATTTAATTTAGTATAAGTTCCATCAGCATTGACGAAGTGGCATAAGTCAGCTATAATATATAGACCACCACTTTCCCTATTCAGGGTATCGCTTTTTTCACTATCAATAGCAGGAATGTCAACAAATATTACATCTC